CAGATAGACTATCTTGTAGAGAGCCTTACTCTGAATGGTTGTTAAAATGTACTGGTAAGAGGTATCGCTATGCTCAAAAAAGTTAAACTATATGGAGAACTAGCTGACTTTGTAGGTCATAAAGAATTTGATGTTGTTATAAACTCTACTGCTGATGCTGTTAAATTTTTAATAACTAACTTTCCGCAGTTAGAAGGTCATATGAATGAAAGATATTACAAAGTTATTGATAACGATTATGATATTGGCAAAGATGAATTACATAACCCTATTGGAAAAAAAGGTGTCAGTATTGTACCTGTAATTAGTGGTGCTGGAGGTAGAGGGTTAGGTAAAATTTTACTGGGTGCGGTCTTAATAGGAACGTCATTTTTGTTTCCTGGGGCTGGAATGTTTGGTAAGGCAGGAGCAGAAATAACAGGAGGTATAGCTACGGGGTTTGGTGCTGGTGTCGGTAATCTTTTTAGTGCTGTAGGAGCTTCATTAGTTTTGCAAGGTGTATCTGATATGTTATTTCCATTACCTAAATTTGACAATAGTGAAGAAGATCCTAGAGTATCATTTAGTTTTTCTGGTGTGCAAAATACTGACAGAGCTGGAACTAGCATACCCTTATGTTATGGAGAAATTGTAACTGGATCGGTTGTGATTTCAGCAGGTATTGATACACAACAAATTATTGCAGGAGAAGGATAATGAAAAAAATTATTAGAGGTGCAAAAGGTCCATCAGCTAGAGAACCAGTAAGAGCTAAAGATACTTTAGATAGTAAAGAGTTTGCAACGATCCAGGATTTATTGTCTGAAGGTGAGATAGAAGGTTTTGCAACCCCATCTGAAAAAAATATTGCTCGTAATAACGCAAATTATAATAACGCTTGTTTAGCTGATATTTTTTTAGATAACACTGCTGTATTAAACGTAAGTCCAGATGATCCAAATTTTACAACTAAACTTAGTAGTTTAACGGATACAGACTTTAGCTTTGAAGATGTTACTTTTATTCCCAAGTTTGGAGAGGGTAATCAAAAACCTGTAGCCAATTTAGAAAATGCGAATCTACAAAAAACATCAAATACTATACTGACAAATTCTGCTGTTGTTACCACTTCATCATTTGTTGATAGTCCTGATCTTTCTTTAGGACAACACGCAGCAGAAGTAACAATTCAATTTTTAGGATTACAAAAGTTTGAAACTAATGGAGATATTTTAGGAACAGAAGTCAACTATCAAATACAACTACAAATAGATAATAGTCCAACTTTTACCACAATAATAGACGAAACAATTACAGGTAGAAGTAAGGATTCATATTCTAGAGAACATACAATTAATTTACCTACTGATACTTACGGTGATGCTAATTACACCCAAGCAAAGATTAGGGTAAAAAGAATTACTGATGATAGTGACCCAGATTTGATTCAAGATACATTTGGTGTTTCCAGAATAGAAGAAGTTGTATATACTCCTCAGAGTTACCCTAATTGTGCATATTCAACATTAAGAGTAAGTGCAGAGCAGTTTAGTTCTGTACCTCAAAGAGCATTTCGTATTCGTGGCATAAAAGTAAGAATCCCAGGTGCAGGTGCAAATAACTCTGGAACTCCTACTGTTGTAAAAAATCAAGCTGATGCAGATGCTTTAGGTCTTGGTACTGTAAGTAGTTTTGGTTTTATACATTATCCAGCAGGGTACATATTTAATGGAACGATGGGAGCAGCCCAATGGTGTACTTGCCCTGCAATGATATTGCTTGACCTTTTAACAAACCAAAGATATGGGCTAGGTGTACATATATCCCCTGATTTTGATATTTTGAATCCAAGTGATGTTGATTTGTTTAAAAATATTGATTTGTTTAGTTATGTACAAGCATCTAGATACGCAAATGCAGATTCAAGTGTTCCAAACACAACCCTTACACAGAAAAATTTAATAAAACTTGAAGATGGCACGTTTGAACCTAGGTTTGCTTGTAATGTTTCAATCCAAGGAACAGCAGAGGCATATGCCTTAATAAATGAATTGGCTGGTGTTATGAGAGGTTTTCCTATATGGCAAACAGGCTCAATAACTCTTACTCAAGATAGACCTACTGATTCAAGTTTTTTATTTAGTTTGGCAAATGTTACTGAAGCTGGATTTTCATATTCTGGTAGCAGCTTAAAACAAAGACATTCTGTTGTTTCTGTTAGTTATTTTAATATGGATAGTAGAGAAATAGATTATGAAGTTTTTGAAGATACTGCTGCTGTAGCAAAATTGGGAATTATTAAAAAAACAGTAAAAGCATTTGGCTGTACATCAAGAACACAAGCAATCAGATTAGCAAAGGCAATACTTTTCAGCGAGCAAAACGAATCAGAAGTCGTCAGTTTTTCAACTTCTATAGACGCTGGAGCGATAGTAAGACCTGGCAGTGTGATTTCTATAAACGATCCAGTGCGTAGTCTTGAAAGAAGGTCAGGCAGAGTAAAAAGTGCAACAACCACTGTTATAACTGTTGATAGCAGTCAAGATTTATCTACTTTGCAAGGTACAAATAAAACTTTAAGTGTAATGTTACCTGATGGAAAAGTAGAAACAAAAACACTTGCTGCTGGTAATAGTAGTGTTACAAATAATGTTATTACATTAAGTTCCGCACTATCACAAGCACCATCAGAAAATGCAATATGGATTTTATCTAGTTCTGGCGATGAGGGTGTAGAGCCACAAACATTTAGAGTTATATCAGTAGAAGAGCAAGATGGTGTTAATTATGCAATCACAGCATTAACTTATAATCCTGGTAAATACGCAAATATTGACGAGGATGTAGCGTTACCTGTAAGAAATCTATCTCTGTTAAATCGACCAAAGTCACCACCGTCAGGATTGATTGCAGAAGAAAAAATTATTGTAAAAAATAACCTTGCAATAGTTAAAATAATATTATCTTGGGGGTCAGTAACAGGTGTCAGTCAATATCAGGTTCAGTATAGATTTAATAACACTAACTGGGTTATCCAAGATGTATTCAGACCTGATTTTGAAATAGAAAACACTGAAGCTGGAACATACGAGTTTAAAGTTTTTTCATATAATGCAGCACTAAAAATATCAGATACATCAAGTGATTTAACCTTTAACGCTGCTGGTAAAACTGCACCTCCAGGAAATGTACAAAATTTACAGTTAGAACCTGTAGATGAAAAGAAAGTGCGTTTGAAATGGGATCGTGCAGTAGATCCAGATGTTCTACATGGTGGAAGAGTATATGTAAGGCACAGTTCTTTAACTGATGGTACAGGTACATTTAATAATGCAGTTGATCTTGTTGAAGCATTACCTGGTAATACCACAGAACGAGAAGTAGCTTCTTTAGAGGGTGAATACATACTTCGCTTTCAAGATGACCAAGGTAATTTTAGTACAGGATCAGCAAGTGTTCTTGTGGATTTACCAGATATTTTAGATACGCAAATAATTTTAAGTAGTGCTTCAAGACAAGATTTATTATCAACTCCTTTTTCTGGGACAAAAGTTAAAACCTCGGTAGTTTCCAATACTTTACGGTTAGAAGAGACAACAGGTGTTACCCGTGGTGTTTATGATTTTGCATCAATTCTTGATTTAGAAAGAGTTTATTCTTTAGACTTAAAAAGATTTATTAAATCAGTAGGGTTTCAAGTACAACAACCTTTTAGAACAGCAACAAATATTAAAGCCAATAATACAAATAGTACTCAATCTATTCAAGGAGTACAAATACCAGCAAAAACTATTAGGGTAACAAGTGCTGTTGTTCATAATCTTGTTGTAGGCGATCCAGTGCAACTTGTTGGTGTTGGTAATAATAATCTTGTAAATGGAACTTATTTTATTTCGGCTGTATCAAGCACAACTATATTTGATCTTTCAATAACAGCAGCTAATAATTTACCAGGATTTAATACTTTTACTACAACTGGTACTTATAAAAAACTTACTTTATTAGATCAGCTTATTCCAGATGCACCTCCCGAAAAGGGTGGACCTGCAACTGGTGGTTGGGATAACTATGCAACTGATGGAAATTTTGATGGTACTTCAGCAGATACAGTTAATTGTAAAATGTTAGTAGCTTCAACAAATGTTGATCCTGCTTCTTCGGCTGTAACTTTTACAAACGGAACAAGTTTTACTTATGTACAGGATAACGGAAGTGAAGATGGTAGTACTAATGGAACAGTAATGACTTGTAGCTCAACAAATCATGGACTTAATGTTGGTGACAATATAAAAATAATATTTACTCAAGATAATTTTAGTACTTTTTACACTGTGCAAACAGTTCCAAATGCAAATAAATTTACTTTAACTTCTCCTATAAACCAAGCTGTAAGTAGTGGTAGCGGTAATTTTCTTAAATTTTCTAAATTTACCACATTAACTAATGGTACTTTTAGAGGCAGAGCTTTTGCTTTCCAATTACAATTAACAACTGGTAAACCTTTAGTTGAAAATATAGATATTCAACAGGCAGGTATTGTTGCATCTTTTCCTTCAAGAACAGAAAATTCTTATTTAACAGGTAATCCAAGTAATCCAGTATCAATGGAAGTTCAACAGTCAGGTACAAGTCAAAAAACTGTAACTTTTGCTAGGCCGTTTTTTACAGGTCTTGCAGGTCTTGGAGGTGCAAATTCTTTTAAACCAAATGTCGGTGTAACAGTTCAAAATTTAGGGTCAGGTGAAACTGTAATAATAAACAATATCACTGGAACGTCATTTGATATTGGGATTAGAAATGCAGCAAATAATGGTTTTTCAAATAGAGATTTTACATTTACGGCTGTCGGTTATGGTAAAGGGGTGTAATATGGAGGAAAAGATTTTTTAAATGGCTCAAGTTGCAGATTATGATGTAGAAAATGATACGGGTGCTCAAGTCCGTGGAGATATTAATAATATTTTTGGTGCTATAAAAAGCTGTAATAGTGGTTCTTCAAATCCACCTCTTCCTGTTGAGTTTATGTTATATGGTGATGAGTCTGATAAGATTTTAAAAGTTTTTAGCAGCACTAATGGCACCTTTACAGAAATAGGTAATATTAATCAGGACAACTTAGGTTTACTTCCAAGAGATGGCACGGCCCCTATGTCGGCTGGATTATCACTTATTGCTGGTCTTGCAAACAATTTATCTTTAAAATTTTCTGGGGATACAGACACAGGATTATTTAGGGCAGGCAGTAATGCTTTAGGAATAGTGGCTGGTGGAACTGAAAGAGTCAGAGTTGACTCTAATGGTTTAAAAGTAAGAAACGGACATTCTATACAAATATTCAGCAGTGGCAATGGAAATAGAATTGACTTTGATTTTGCTGGTTCAAGTGATATTAATTTTGCACTACCTACAGCAGATGGAGCTAATGGAAGTGTTTTACAAACAAATGGATCTGGACAGTTATCATTTGTAGCAATACAAGGTGTACCTACTGGAACTATATTTTGTTTTGCTATTGCTACTGTGCCAACTGGTTATTTAGAGTGCAACGGTCAATCTACCTCTGGATACACGGCTTTAGCAGCATTAATAGGTTCTAATGTTCCTGATCTTAGGGGTGAATTTGTTAGAGGTTGGGCTAGTAATACTAATGATTCAACAAGAGATCAAGGTCGAGAAATTGGAAGTGGTCAATCATCTGATATTACTTCACATAATCACGGAGCAACATCAACCTCTACCGTATCTGATCCAGGTCACGTTCATAGAGTAAGAGTAGGTACAAGTGGTACTGGTGGTGGTAATGTTTCTGACAGAGATTCTCAGAATCCAGGTAACTTTGTGAGCAATCAAATTGAAAGCAGTTCAACAGGAATATCTGTATCTACTTCAACAACTACGAGTAATACAGGTGGTAGTGAAACAAGACCTCGTAACGTAGCATTAATGTATATTATTAAAACTTAACTATGGCAATCGAACCTGGGATATACAACTTCACGCTCCAGCGGAGATCGGATCATACAATTCCGCTTGTTTTTAAGGATTCTAATAATGCTGCGATAAATCTTACTGGATTTACTGTGGCTGCACAGGTTTGGGAAGAAACACGCACCACAAAATATGCTGATTTTTCTGTTACATACACTGATAGATCGGCTGGATCTGTAAGTATTACTCTCACTGATACCCAAA